TACTTGGAACCCCATGAACAGGCAATAACAGCTAATATTTTTGCCTGGATTGATCCTGATACAGGCTATCGCAGATATACCGAGGTCTTTTATTTTGTGGCTCGCAAGAATTCTAAGACTACCTGGGTGGCTGGAATAGGCTGCTTGGTTACTTTTACTGACAAGGAAATTGGTCAACAAAATTACTGTGCTGCCGCCGATGTCGAGCAGGCAGATTATACTTTTAGAATTGCGAAGGAGATGATAGTCAATGACGAAGAATTGAATAGCTTGGCAAAATTATATAGGCGGTCAATAATATGCGAGGACACAAATAGTTTCTTTAAAGTTATTAGTTCGACAGCCGATACAAAGCATGGTGGAAATAATTACTTGAATATACTAGATGAGCTTCATGTCGTTCCCAGGGACTTGGTTGATGTGTTAGTAACGGGCACTGCATCCCGAAGCCAGCCCCTTACAATTTATACTACTACCTCGGATTATGAGCGTATTTCAATTTGTAATGAGAAGCATGAGTATGCTAGCAAGGTTCGGGATGGGCTTATAACCGATCCTCGATTCCTTCCCGTTATTTACGAGGCTTCCCATGAGGATGATTGGAAGGCCGAAAAGACATGGTATAAAGCAAATCCTAATCTTGGTAAAAGCGTGAAGATTGATTATCTAAGGCGTGAGTGTAAAAAAGCGGAAGACTCTCCTTCCTATGAAAATATATTCAAGCGTCTCCACTTGAATATAAAAACGGAGCAAATCACTCGTTGGCTATCAATGGAAAAGTGGCTGGCTTGCGGGACAAGTAAAGACCCCATTGCATGGCGAAATGAAATGCTTGAAAAGATGAAAGGCAAGTCATGTGTTGGGGGACTTGATCTGGGAAGCGTGAGTGATCTCACGGCTTTTGTTCCCCTCTTTAGAGACGGCGGAGATATAGTGGCTATCCCTTACTTTTGGGTTTGTAGTGAGGGTTGGCATAAAAAAGATTCAAGGCATAAAGCACTTTATGAAACCTGGATACGCCAGGGATTTATAATTGAAACATCAGGTAGTATAACGGATTATAGTAAAATGAGAGCGGACATTAAAGACTTTTCAGAAGATCATGTATTGACCATGATAGCCGTTGACTATACCCATCAGGCGGTAGAAACTTCTACAAGATTGATGGATGAAGATGGCTTTGATGTAGTAGCGGTTAAGCGTGGTGCAATAACACTAGCTGGATCTTGCCAGACATTTGAGGAAAAAGTTATTGAGGGAACTTTTAAGCATGGTAATAATCCGGTGCTCACATGGATGGCAAGCAATGTCGCGGTAAAGACCGATCCTTCCGGCAAGCCCTTGAGTCCGGTCAAGCCGGATAATAAAGGGCCGCTGAAAATAGATGGCATAGTGGCAACGCTTTTTGCACTAGATAGATTAATGGTGCAGCCGGAAAACACAGGTAGTGGCTATAGCGATCCTGCCTGGGATGAATATATAAAAGAGCACTCAGGGGTGAGTCAGTGAAAACGCTATCACGCTGGGGACGGGTCAAGGCCGGGTTCAAAATGAGCTTCGGGACTACCGATATAAATGATCCTATGGCGTGGTGGCCGACAAATTGGGGGATGGTAAAAACAGCATCGGGTATAAAGATTTCGGCTTCGGATGCACTATTTCTCTCAACTTATTTTGCCTGCCTGCGAAATATTTCCGAAGACATGGGCAAAACCCCGCGTTTTCTTTATGAACGAGTAAAGGGTGGCCGCGAAAGGGCTATAGACCATAATGTCTATAAAATAGTTCACGACAGGCCTAATCCTTATATGACCTCGATAAATTTTTTTGAAACGCTTTATCATTATGCTATAGCATGGAAAGCGGGATATGCAGAAATAGTAAGGGACGGTTCGGGTGCGCCGGAATATTTATCTTTGATTCACCCTTCAAGGGTAACTCCGCAATGGACACAAACAAATCCCCCTGAGCTTGTTTTTAAGGTGGAGGTCAATGATATTGGATCATCTAAAGACTCCTTAATAATCCCGGATGCAGATATGATAAATCTTCATGGAGTTGGCCCAGGAACACATGGCTACGCCCTATCAATACTTGCGCGTGAAAATATCGGGCTTTCTTTACAACTTCAAAAGTTTGCAGCTAAATATTTTGCCAATGACGCTGCTAATGGTATAGCCCTTATCCTTCCAGGCAAAGCAACCCCTGAATCAATAGAAAGAATCCGCGCTTTGTGGAATCTGGAATATGCCGGCTCCGAAATGGCTCACACAGTCAAAGTATTAATGGAAGATATAAAAATCCATCAATTCACAAACAATCTTAAAGACAGTCAAGCTATAGAAATTCAACAGCACATGGCAGAGGTTATGGCAAGCTGGTTTCGCTGTCCACAACATAAGGCAGGAATTTTATTAAGAGCTACATTTTCAAATATTGAATCACAAGACAGGGAATATGTAAATGATACCTTAACTCCGTGGGCCACGCGAGGAGAACAAGAATTTAGTGCGAAGCTGTTGACAGAAGAAGAACGGAAGACACTTTATGTAGAGCACGACTTTAGTGCATGGCTGAGAGGCGATGCTTTGAAAAAATCTCAAATCCAAAGAAATGCTTTTTATATGGGTAAAGCAACTATCAATGAAATGCGAGCAAAAGACAATGAGGGGGACATAGGGCCGCTTGGTGATTTACATTTTATTCAGGCAAATATGCAGACACTTGAATCGGCAGTGCAACGCCCACAACAGACCCCTCCGGGCGGCACTGGTAATATTGATGAGGACAGAGAGAAGAAAAAGGAAGATGCCGAGGCAATCTTTAAGCCGCTATTCGAGCAGGCGATAGGGCGTGTGGTAAACAAGGAAGTCAAAGCCGTTCTAAATGCCGCCAAGAAAAAGAACAGTGATGAATTTATTAAGTGGGTGCAAGGCTTCTTTGAAGGCCAGCGGGATTATTATATTCAGGAGCTAAGCCCGGTTGCTACAGCTTTCGGAAAAGAATTTAATATAGATATTGTAGATATTGAAAATCTGATACAAATAAGAGCAGATAGTTTTATAGAAGATAGCCAAAGTGAAATCCTATCAGGCTTTGAAAGTAAGGATATTCTGGGAATTTGTAATGCAAGGCAAACCGAGGGTCTTGACAATGAGATCGAAAAGATTATAACTGAAATAATGAATTGGAGGGCGGCGGCATGAAGATATATGCGATTCAGCCGGAATATGTGGAGAGGGTTCAACGGCGGATTGAAAGAATATCTGCGATTACAAGGGATGAATATAATGCCGTGATAGAAGCCGCCGAAAAAAGTGTCCCTCAGTATTACAATCAAAACGGGATAGCCCTAATTCGTGTCCGGGGTATCATGGAAAAATTTGCCTTCTGGTCTGATGAAGTATCTACTATTACAATTAAGCGAGCGGTTGTAGCGGCGGCCAGGGACAAGAAAATCAATTCCATTATGCTTGTCATTGATTCACCGGGCGGCCATGTGGAGGGTATGGCGGAGCTTGAGGATGCTGTCTATCAGGCACGGCGTATTAAGCCTATCACGGCTCAAGTAGATGGCATAGCGGCTTCAGGTGGATACTGGCTGGCCAGTCAGGCGGGATCAATATATGCACATCGCCTGGATCAAGTCGGAAGCATCGGGACTTATATGGTGGTAGATGATTTTTCAAAGTATTTTGAAAAAGAAGGAATCAAGACATATTTATTCACAACAGGCGATTATAAAGGCGCGGGTATCATGGGAACTGAAATAACGGATAAGCAAAAAAAGGAATTTCAAGGTATTGTGAATATTTACTATGAGGCTTTTTTATCTGCTGTTAGCAAAGGCCGTAACATGGACAGAGACAAGATCGAGGCAGTTGCGGATGGGCGGATATTCATCGGCAAGGATGCTGTATCCAAAGGATTGATAGACGGCATTCAAACTTTTGAGCAGACTTTCGCGGGGCTTGCGGCGGAGCAGAGTTCTCCGTCTCGCACAGCCCAGGCGGAAATGCTTATCAGATTAACAGAGGAGGTAACGAGGACTTGACTGCTACGCAGAGCCGGAAGCGGTCGCAAACTAACAAGCTGATTAGATATGCAGAGTCATTTCTAAAAGCAAATACATGGAGGACAGAAAATGTTGACACCTGAAGAATTAAGAAAACAAAAAGCCGAAGCTATCGGTAAAGCACAGGCAATCAAAGATGCGGCCAAAGCCCAGGAACGGGATGTAACCGCAGAGGAAATGGAGTCGGTCAAGGGATTCCTTGATGAAGCTGAAAAGCTGGAAGCCCAGGCCAAGGAAATAGAAGACAAGGTTACCCTGGATGCCCGCTTACAGGCGGCACAGACTGACCTTAAAACACCCCGGCCAAGAATTATACCAGATGCAGCTACGCCTCCGCCTGGAGAAGCCCTTGATGTTCAGGTCGGAGAGGATAGGTTCGCACTTGATCCCAAAAAGAATTTCAGGGATTATGGAGAGTTTTGTCATGCTGTGGCGGATTGGAGTAAGGGTGTTCGGCAGGATGAAAGACTTTCCAAGATCAGGGCAGCCCAGGGACAAAATACCCTGGTTGGCGCTGAGGGCGGATTTCTTATCCCGACTGAATTTATCAATGCTCTGTTCAAGAGGATGATTGATGTATTACCGATTATGCAACAGTGCATGATAATCGGGATGAATACCAACTCAGTGGATTTGACGGCTGTGCAGGATAAAGACCGCTCAAGCACGACCTATAGGCATGGCGGAGTGGTTGTCTATTGGGTTCAAGAGGCTGGACAGATTACCCGTTCTGCTTTGAAATTCAGGATGATTAATCTCAAGCTAAACGATGTCGCCGCTCTTAGCTATGCAACTGAACAACAGCTTCGATATACAACAAATTTAGGTCAGATGCTATTGAAAACTCATGGCGAAGCAATGAGTGAGGAGATCAACGAGCAAATCTTCTGGGGAACTGGATCGGGTAAGCCCCTGGGATGTTTCAACTCTCCAGCTTGTGTAGAACAGGCAAAGGAATCCGGTCAGGCAGCTGATACTGTAGTCAGGGAAAATGTCTCAAAGATATGGAGCGTAATCTATTCCAAAAGCAAGGGCAAAGGCGCATGGTATTACAACGGCGAAATTTATCCCGACCTCGAGGTGATGGAGATGCCTGTTGGGACAGGCGGAGTTCCTATATTCATTCCAGCTGGGGGATTTTCGGCCACGCCGTTCAATACTATCAAGGGCAGGCCAGCCTATGAGACTGACCACATGGCAGCCCTCGGAGATGCAGGTGACATCGGCTTTGCCGATATGAGCGACTATTTGCTCGGAATGGCAAGCAATAGCCCTGATACGGCAATGAGCGTTCATCTTCGCTTCGATTATGCAGAGACGGCCTTTCGCTCAATGTTTGCTATTGACGGAAAACCTTGGTGGGACACGACGCTCAGGCCGCGCAAGGGTGCTACTGCACGGCGTGTAAGCCCCTGGGTCAAATTAGCTGAAAGAGCGTAGTTAACAAAAGAATAGAGAACAGGAGGAAAAAATGACTGAATGGGAAAAAATCTTAGGGGGTATCAGCCCAGCAATGGACATTGCTGATACCAATGGTGGCGCCACAACTGGAGACTGGATCTCGATCAAAGGATTCGAGGGAGTTATTATCCTGGTTGATATGGGCGATGGGACAGCCGGAAGTGATCTGACTTTCACTTTGGCCCAGGCAACAGTCGTGGCAGGGACTGATACAAAAGTGCTCAACTGCTTGCAGACAGGTAGAATCTTTCGCAAGAGCGCGGCGGACTTTGCAACCTTAATCGCATCGGCTTCCGCTTCTGCATGGGAGAAGATTACCCAGGCGACAGCAGATGAAAAGTATGAGCCGACTGATTCCGGTGAGGAAGTAGGGCTGGTTGCCCTGGTAGTCTTGGCAAGCGACCTGGACAGGGACGGCGGTTTTGACTGTATAAATTGCACGCTGAATGCTCCTGGAGCGGCTAAATATGCGTCAATGATCTATATTCCATTCGGGCCGGCATATACTGATTCACCCGATCTGGTAACTGCTCCGATAGAGGACTAACAATAATTGGTTTGGCCGGGATTATTCCCGGCCAGGCCATACAAAAGGAGGACAAGATGAAAAGGAAAATACTATTAACCGCCTTGCTTGTGATATTTGCAACTATAGTAATGGCGCAAACCCATGTAAACAAGCAGCCGGGCGGCGACTGGATTTACCAGGATTATTCCTTGATCGGAGGCACTGTTTTCTATGTGGACTCCGCAGCTTCAAATGCCGATGATAATACCGGATGTGGCAGGGGCCCAAAAACGCCATGCGCAACCATTGACTATGCAGTCGGTCTATGCACAGGTGGGGCGGGAGATGTGATCTATGTCATGCCCAGCCATGTCGAAGACGGCCTGACAGCCAATCTCATTGATGCCGATACCGCTTCAATATCAATCATAGGATTGGGAACAGGCAATGATCGGCCAACTATTACTTATGACGACACTGATTGCACAGTCGCTATCGGGGCGGATAATGTAACTATCAGGAACATTCGTTTTGAACCGAGTATCTCTGCGACTGTAACGGCCATAATTGTAGAGGCTGGGGCAGACTATGCCGTCATTGAGGACTGCGAGTTCATGATCGGAGAGGCAAGCGGCACGGATGAATTTATTTCGGCGATCTCCGTCTATGCCGCAACTGATACCATTATTCGTAATAACATTTTCAAGACGGCGATCACCGATGCTCATTGCACCAATGCCATTAATATTGGTATCGGCGGTGCGGCCAGTCGTGTAATTGTCGAAGCTAATTACATCTATGGCAATTACAGCACGGCGGCTATCATAGACGGAACAACTGCTTGCACAGAGCTTTTAATCAAGGGCAATATAATTAAAGTCAAAGACGGAGAGCCCGGCATTGAACTGGCTTCTGCTACCACTGGATTTATTGAAGGCAATCGGGTCGAGAGCACTGGTATATCCCCGGATGTAGCAATAGTGGCGGCTGATTGTTCCTGGTTTGAAAATCTGGTAGTTGTGGCAGATGGAACAGCACCGGAGTTAATAGGGACAAGCACAGAGACATCTACACCTCTTCATGTAGGCTCTGAATTTTGTATTGAAAAAGCTCTTGTGCAGACGGATGTGGTAGCAGGCGGAACTCCATTGACAGGCGTATCTAGCGGTGGTGATCTCAAAGTGCTTGATGTAATTGTTTGTAATGGCGGCACAGAATTTGACTCAGCCGCTGAAGGAGCAGTCTTTGAACTTTATACGGATAATGTTCAAGGGACTGCGTCTTTTGGAGTTACAACAGAGGCCTCGCTTTTAGCAAACACCTGCCTTGATCTTCAGGATTTTGCAACTACTCACCATAATATAGTATTGGAGAGTGGCAAGAAGATCAGTGTCAAGGCAACCACTGAGGATTTTACCAGTGATGGGAATTTCACAGTCTATCTATGCTTCAAGCGAATGGCGAGAAATGCTACTGTTGCGGCTCCTTAATCAATAATAATTCAGGGAGTCGGTTAGGTTCCGGCTCCCTGGATATGGAGGTAGAACATGAAAAAACTGAGAATAATTATTCCGGGATTTACAATCTGTATTGCTTTTATGGTAGCGATAATGTCAATGGGGGCAAAGAACAAGAAGGTTGCGGATGCGGAAACTTTACTTGCGGCAACAACCCTGGATGCAGCGACAACCCTGTATGGTGCAACCGTCATACTCCCCGATAATATTTATGCAGTCATATTTATCCTAGATGTTACAGATGCAAATTCAGCGGTGGGAGATAAGCTGGATATTTATGTTCAGACCAAGCTTGATAATGCCAACTGGCTGGATGTCTATCATTTCACTCAATGCGATGGAAACGGCGGGGCCAAGCGGTATATAGGAAAGATAGAAATTACAACTGCGGTTACCGAATTTGAGGCAGCAGCGGCTCTTGGAGAATCTACAGGTCGGGATTTGATCGGGGATTACTGGCGTGTCAAATATGTGGGAACTGAAACGGATGCTATCAGTTATAATTTTTCAGTGACAGCATTACCGATAGGACATTTCGGGAGAGGGTGGAAATAGTGATCGGACTTGAAACCGAAACCGCTATTGATTTGACTACGCTTGCGCGGGTCAATGCCTGGATAGGTAGTCCTGATGCAGATACCTTGATAGGATACCTGATCTCTACTGTCTCGCGGGATGCTATGCTTGATATTCTAAAGCGACCCACCGAAAAGAAACTACGCTCTGAATATTTTGATATAAGGCGAAGCGGTCAAAAAAGTTTCTTTGTCAAAGCCAGTCCTATTGATACTTCGACCGCCCCGGTTG